AACCAAAACTGTAATCACCTTGTTTAAGACTTTTCTGTGCACCATTACCCCAATTACTAGATGCATTGTAGGTAGGTTGAATTTTTAAATCTTCTGGGTAATTAGAATCTGCATAATAATTTTTAAAATACTGTTGCCACAATCCACTTATTAGATTACTGTTATCATCATGGAAAGTAATATTAACAGGTGTATATTGTATTTGCGTTTGTATATTTGTTTTCTTACCGTATTGATTTTTTGTTTCAGTGTTAACATTCACACCCGGCACTTGACATGCTTTTACTAACATGCCTACTTCTATGTTTGCTTCTGATTTAGCAAAACCAAAATTACCTGGTGCTCTCTTTGCCCCTTGATTTATATCAAAATATACGTGATATAAAAATTCTACCTTAGGTGCTAGGGCCTGAAAGTTATCACTAAACAATCTAGCGGCATGTTGAAAGTCACGCATATCTCCGTCACTGCCAAATATACCACCAACTACGTTTCCTAGAAATTTTGTAATTTTGTTTGCCATACTATTATTTAGCCATAAAAAAAGGCCGGCGATTTTTACAATCACCGACCTTATATAAAAAGATGACTACTTGTAACTATTATTAGCCAGTTGCTAATGTTCTAATAGTTCTTCCTATTGCTGTACCAATACCATTTGGTTGACCTGCACCATTAGTTTGGATAGCATTATCGTATTGTATTGACATTGTGATATCTACTGGATTTGAATCACTGTATGCCAATTGGTTGTAGTTGATATCTTGTACGAAACAACCTACTAGTTCAAATGTTTCTAGTACACTTGGTGCATTAACACCATTACCACCATCTAATATTTCAATTCTAGATTTGAATTTGTAATCTATACCAGATGCGGCACTTGATTGTTCGAAGAAATCGAATTGTTTCTGTAACTGTTGTCCAGCACTTCTGCTAACAGCATTGTTAACATCGTCACGTACAGTTAATGTAATTGGTTGCCATGAGTGTTTACCTGCATAGTAAACTTTTGAGTTGTACACATCTAGTGCAATTGATTCAAAGTTTACGTTTGGTCTCGTAACATCAATTATTTGTTTTGTAAGTTCTATATTAGGAGCACCAGCACCGAAATTTTCAAGTGTCACTCTAAAGCGATACTTGAGTTTTGGCATCAACAAGCCTTGTGAACTTGCCGATTGGTCACTCGCTAATGGAACTGTAAATTTACTTAAACTTGAAATAGCCATCTAATTTGCTCCTTGTATAAAGTTATTTATCTCCATTATTGATTGCCCAAAGTTGCTATCTCGCCGGTGTTCTTTAAACGTAATGGAATGTAAATGAATTCCACTGCTTTCACTGGTTCGATTGCTACGTCTACATATAACTCGTTGCGATCAATTCTTGCTGGAGTGTTATTAGTATCATCACAAACAACTAAGAAGTCGTATAATGCTCTTTGACCAACAAGTTCTAAAAGTAAACTTTCAGTTGCTTGTTTAATCTCATCACGTGTGATTTTATCATTTGGCTCAAACATAAACGGTTTTGCAAGTAGTGTCATTTGACGTCTTAAGTAAGCAACTAATCTTGCTACGTTAATTCTATCTAATGAACTTGCATTTTTGGCTCTTGTGTATTGTCCAAAGTTAACTAATCCACTTCCTGTTATAAATGTAATTGGGTTTAGTTTAACACCTGCCATTGTATCACGTGTTCCGTCATTCAATGCTACTGCGTTAAATTCACCTTCGTTATCGATGAAACCCACACTTGATGCATTTGTTATTCCACCACGTCTTGTTCCTGCTGGAGCAAACCATGGAAACGATACTGCATCACTTACTGCTATTGTTCTCATCATCATGTGTGACGGTGGAACAACAATACTTGCGCCTGTTACATCAGTTGTCAATCCTGAAGGATAAAAAGCCGCCATGTATTCATCGTAACTTACTAATCCTTCTTCTCCATCGCCTTGTGCATTCGCTACATTATTACCATATGCTTGTAATGATGTTGCACTTGGTTGTAATCTAAATGGAGTGTCAGCAACTACAAATCCAGTTAAACCTCTGTCTGTGTTTAGACCAATTAAGTTGCTTGTTAGTTCTGGATATCCTGGTGCACTTAAAATTGTAAAGTTACGTGTTTCTTCGTCACGCAATAAATCGTTAGTATCTACTGCCGCTTTTAAACCTGCAACTACTGTTTTACGTTGTGCATGTCTTCCAAATAATCCTGAACCATCTTCTTTAACTGTGTTAAATCCGATCCAACGATTAGTTTTATAATTGGCCATATCTTCATCACCGAAACGTTTGTTTTTACCTTCGTTTGCAGTAATATCAATATGTCCTGTTACAAATTTCTTAGTATTAAATCCTGAACGTCTTGTGTTCCATAACAACATACCTCTTGGATATAAGTCTGGATCTGGAGCATCTGGATCTAAGTAGTTTGAACTTAACAAACTCTTAATACTTGCCGCAGTGTCACCTGTAGCACCTGATGATCCGTAACGTGCATCAGCAAATAAAATACCATCTTCAGTTGTCTGATCAGTTACATCAATTTGTACCCACTCAGTTGCTGAATTATCCCAACGGTAAATTTTAGCACCGTATGTATCTACATCTGCTGTTGAAACCCAAATGTCTCCTTCAACTAAATCAGTACCATCTGACTGTCCGCCAGTCTTTGCTGGTGCTGTTGCACTAATAATCGGACCATTTGGATCAGTTACACCTGCTAATGGAGTGTAGTTTAGATAACCTACCCATTTATCTCCATCGTGTACCATAATATCAACTTCATTTAAAGTTGTATTGTACCATAATGTTCCGTTTGCTGGAGTTGAAGTTGGAGCATTATCACTTGCTTCGTAAACAAGTGGCTTCCAGTTTGAAATAATATATGTGCAGTCATCGTCTGCTCCAGCGGCATAAAAGTTTTGTGTTCCACTTTCTACGCCTGCACCTGTTCTTGACCAGCCACTAAATCCTGCTGATGTCCATATACCTGAAGCATCAGTTATTTTAATGTCGCCACCAAGTGCATGGTTAATTGTTAAAAAACCATTTGAAACAGAAGCAGTTATGTTTGTAAATCCTGCCGCCGAAATTGCACTTGCAATACCTTCTACTGTTGCTACTGAAACTGTAACTGTTTTTGAAGTTGCATAAGCACTTGCATTTGAAGTTGTTTCTGCCATTGTAAATGAGCCAGTTGTAACAGTTGGGTTTGCACTTTGTTCTGTACCTGTTGCTGTTGTTGGTGAACTTGTAACTCTTCTGTGTAATTTAAAGTTAACAAGTTTCTCAACACCAGTAGTAGAGTCATCTGCTGTTGATCTACCTGTGTAGTTTGCAAGAGCAAATAAAGTACCTGCTGGAATCAATGTTCCGCCTGTTGAATCAATTTCTTTAATTGCTTCTTGTCTTGTGTTGTAAATTGGTGTAGTTACAGTTGACCACACACCTAAAGAATCATTCCAAACTGCAACTTGTAAGTTTGCACCTTGGTTTGGTGTAGAAGTTTTAAACCATACACTACCGCTTGGTTTAATTCCGCTTCTTGAAGTACCTGCAACTGTTACTGTGTCTGTTGACTTCCAAGTTGGCACAGATGAGTGTCTGCTAATTTGTACTGCCATACCTGGATAGTAAGTTGCTGTGATTCCAGTGTCTGCTTTAATTGAACCACCTGATACATCTTCAATTATAATTGCTCCATCATCTGTAGTACCATCTGAACTTGAAGTTCCGTCACTGTATATTTCTATAATACCTGTTGTTGTTACTTTTGCTCCAACACCAGTAATTGCCGCACCGTTAATTGCTTGTGCCAATGCACTTACTGTTGTGCCTGAAAGTGTAACACTTGTACCGTTAATTACTAAACCTTGTCCATTTCCTAGTGTTGGACTACTAACTGTACCTTGTATTGTTGGCCAACTAGATGCCCAACTATCAGAAGTAAATGTTGTGTCGGTTCCAGTTGCCGCGGCAATGTTTGCACTTGTAGTTGTACCTACTTTAACCCATGCATTATCACCATTTTTGTAATAAACGTCATTTGATGTTCTTGCTGTGACAATAGCGTAATCACCTTTTGCACCTACGCTTGATTTAGGGTCACCAGTTGCAACATTCAACTCAAGTTGTGTAGCGGAGTTAAGAACTAAAGGAATCTTGTTAGTGAATTTTTGTGTTGCTCTGTTCCATTCAAATATACCGTATAATGAATCGTTTGTATCTAACCAATATGTACCATCTGCTGGTGTACCTGCTGGAGCACTTGCTGAACCTGTTAATTGGCTCAAGTCTGTATTTGCTCTTACTACGTAGGCTCTGTTTGCTACGCCTAAGAATGAATAAGCGGCTTGTAAACCGTATTCATTAAGTTCATTACCATGTAATGGGTTGTTAGATGAATCTGTGTAAAACTTTGGATTACCAAATGTTTCTGTTAATTCTCTTTGTGATGTAATTAAGTAAGGCTTTCCAGCATTTGCTGAAAGAGTTCCTTCTGCTGTCCCTGTTCCAGCGCCATTAGGTTTAGATGCGCCAGTAGCCACGATTATAAGTGGGACTGTTGAAGCCGCGGCTGGCGTATAAAAACTTTCGTCAATTACGCTAACTTCTACTCCTGGTGATGTAAGTGCCATCGTCTTTACTCCTTTATTAAGTTCTTATTACTATTTAGTCGCTTTATCATAAAATACGGTATTATATACAGCGAAAAAGGGCGGGTAAAGGGCGGGTAAATACAATTATGACTAGACCTTTATGTAATAACTGTAAAACTAGACCGTGTGCTATTAATTATCGCAAAGGTAGGAAAATATATTATCGTACCAAATGCGAACAATGTGCAAAGGGTAGAACTCCAAGTGTACCTTTATGGTATAAGACTGGTTACCGCCAAAAACAAGAGTGTGATAAATGTGGTTTCAAAAGCAAACACTCAGAACAATTTGCTGTATATCATATTGATGGTAAACTTACAAATTGTAGACATAGTAACCTAAAAACAGTTTGTGCAAACTGTCAAAGAATTTTACATAAAGAAGGTATTATTTGGAGACAAGGTGATTTAACACCTGATTTTTAAGTCTTTCAACAGTGCTGTTATTTTCTAAAGTAGCATCAAAATCGATGTTTGCCCATGCCCATTCTGAAATATGTATCTCAGGATATTTTTCTTCCATCTTATGAGCCACTACAATATTCTTAGCACCTTTATTGCTATTAACTTGACGCATTTGATGTTGGGCAGTATTCCACCATTCTGGATCATCCCCTCTTTTAACTTGCCAAATTTTTCCACCCACAGATTTTATCATATCTGCTTCATTTTCAAATCTTACATCTGGAATAACAAATTTTCCTGTAGGATTTTCAAGTAATTGCTTTTTAATTAAACTAACCCATATACCATCAAAAAACCCTTTACGCATACAATCTGTACCAAACAGTTGTAATATCAATCTTGGTGTTATAGGATTACCAGTTTCAGTACTCCAGTAAGGATCTACTTTTTCACGCCAATCACGTGATTCTTCTGTATCACCTTCTAGCATTTCTCTATCCCAACCAAACACAGTTGCTACACCGTCTTTCAGTCTATCTGCAAAAGATATTTTTGTAAAACCCTGCTCATCAACTAGATAGTCAGCAACAGTGCCTTTACCTGAGCCGATTAAACCGCAAATTCCTATTATCATAAAAGATCCTTTTGAAAAAGTATCTTTAAATTGTAGTGTCATTTATATGGAATGTCAAGTATTTTTTAGCCAATTACAAAAGATAGTGGTTTACTACCGTCTACGTAATTTGCTAGATCTTGTTCCAGTTTCTCCATTTCCGCTGTGGCATCTGCTTTTAAGGCATCGCCATTTAATGAAGTTCCACCTTGTGGTGTACTGATAGTTGCAAATTTTCCTCTTGCTTCACCTAACATATATTTAGATACTGCAAGTGTATAATCTTTTAACCATTGTCCTCCATAAGGATCAGAAAGCAAAGCAAAGTCTGGTCTTTGATTGTATATTTGCATTAAAATTTGTTCGTCTGTTCTTGGTCTTTGCAGAATTGTTAATTTTTTGCTAACTGGATCAAATTTAAAAGCAATAAATGAACCAAACATTCTTCCTACTAGTTCTTGATATCCTGCGAAAGCATAGTAAGTAGACAGTCCGCCCATTTGTGTTGAACTAAGAAGATAAGTGTTAGTATAGGCCATGTTGAAAGGCTCAAATAAGGTACCACCATCTCCACCGCCTGTTCTAGAACCAATTGATCGTCTATACAATTCTCTAACTTCCATTACTTCGTTTGGAAGTATATAATCATTTGTATTTTCTTGTAATTGCAAAACAGCATAAGACTCTTCAACAGCATTTTCAGAACGTTGTCTAAATTTACCTAATGCTTTTTCTAGTGCAACATCATAATGATTTGAATCTAACTCAACATCTATCATGCCGTCGCCTAGCATGGTTCTGACATAATTGAATACTGCTTGTTTTTTATTTTCTAAATCAGTGCTCATAGTAATATTTATCCTGTTGGTGCTGAACTCTTATATGGGTGACTTACAGGTAAAAGCGACTCTGCACCCCATTTGTGTGCTACATATCCTTCTGCCTCTTCTATGTAGGTCATATCAGTTCCGCCGGTGCCTGGCAATCCCTTCACGCTCAAAAATTCAAACATTGAACCACCAAACGTT